TCACTTTCTACACCAACTTGTAAATTTTGTTTTGTAGTTAAAATGATACGGTGTGGTTGATACCACTTAGTTCCGTTGTCTTGAATGGTATCAATCATTCTATCCAAGAATGCAAACGGAACTACAGGAATACCTCTGTATGTTAATTGATTTGTTCCGTCGGTTTGTAATTTGAATGCAGATTCTATCGCACCAAATTGTTCAAGTTCTTCAAGATATTGATCGTAAACAGATTGCGTAACGATAAACATTTTTTCAGCTTTTCCACGCAACCTTAAATCTGCTCCGGTCAATACACTTCTAAAGTAACCAGTTGCAACTTTATTAGTAGTATCGGTAGAATCAAAGGCTTGTAAGGCATAAGTACCGCCTGCATTCTTTGTGATTGAAGCCGCTTTTTTCGAAGCGTCAGCAGCAACAATTGCATAAATCTGTTTAAAGAATCCATCAATTGCATCTACCAAATTTGTGTTTACTCCGTTGGTAATTAATCCGGCAGGAGAACCATTATAGTTAGTTGCATCAGTATCACCAAACCAAGCAATGCGCAATTGAGCCTCTGACAATGCTGTGGCTGCACGTTCTTGAATGAAGTTAAACACATCTGTATTAGTTAATTCAGAACGTTTAATCCCTTTATTTTGTGACCATACAAAGAAAGAAGCGTTGTAAGTAGTGTAGCACTCTTCTAATCGGAATGTTACAGGTGACGGATTCCAAAACTTTTCTGTTAATGTCGCTGTTGCTGTATCGCTTGTAGGTGAGCAACCTGAACCGGAACGCCCTACCATTGTTAGTAATCCGAGATATGCAATTTGTTGTTTAGCTACAATGTTTGGAACGATTGTATGTAATGCTGACATTTCAGGATTGATAAATACATCCTCAAAAATTGCTTCATTCATTGCCATAACTTCTTTACCATTCCAAGTAATTGAAGCAGGATTTAACACGTCTAAAGCGACACCCGATGGAGTTACTAAAGCAAGAGCGACACTTGCCAGTGTCAATAGTGGAGCGCAAAGAAAGGCAGCCGCTAAAATTGATAATTTAAAAATTGATTTCGTTTTCATAGTTTTGATTTTTATTATTTATTGATTTTAGGGTTTACTTTTTTACTTTTTTACTTTATAACTTGCTTTTCTTTCTTCTGCTAATTCGCGTGGTGATTTTTCAGCAATCTTTTTAGTGTTTGCAAATTTTGCCTGACCTTGTACCGGGACAAAAGAACTTCCGATTTGCGCTTTTAAATCAGCCATTGCAGTTGCAAGGGTTGTTTCAAATTCAGCGGTCATAGTTGCAATGGTTGCTTCTAATTCCGTGTTCTTTGCTTTCAGCACTGCCATTTCATCGGGTGCAGAACCTTCAACAATTGCGCTAACTAAGCCAGCTTCATCAACTGTTACCACCGATCCATCTTCAAGAGTGTAATCACCTGCCGGAGCCTGTGCGCCTTCAAGTTCTACCTTATCACCAGCAGCGCAAACATCGCCTGCCATTGTTATTGATAGTTTACCCTGTGATACTGTATGTTCCATTACCTTTGCTTCGGGTGCAGCAGGTGGAGTTACTTCGGCAATTTTTAAATCTTTGCGGAAAGAAGCAAACGAAGCCTCTATAAGTTGTTTAATTGATTTCATTAGATTGTTGTTATTTGTTTGTGGTTCAAAAAATGCGACTGCATTTAATTTAGGTGCTGGCAATATCTCATAGCAAAAGCCCATTGTTACGCATTGTTCAGGGGTTAATGATGTTTCCTGATTCATTAATCCTGTTACCGTATCTTTGGTTAAGCCTGTTGCACTCACGTACATTTTAGCCATGTCCTTTTCATTCTCTTTAATCATTTCAGCCATCTGCTCCAACTCGGAAGCATTACCTGAAACGTTTGCCATTAAAGGGTTATGAATGGAATATTTTGTTCCTGCAATGATTTTTCTGTTTTCTTTTGCTACTGCCAAATGAATTTCAGTACCCATTGAAGCGCACTCTGTATCTGCTATGGTTGTGGCATTTGGTAGTTTACTAATATATTTAGCAATCAATTTTCCCACTCTTATTGAACCGCCCAAAGATTTAATTACAACATCGTAACCCTCAATTGTTGCATCTGCTTTTTTCGCTTCTTCAACTTGAGCAACTACATCTTGTAACTCAACCCCTTTAACCAAGACCGTTCCGTCCTCGTTGTAAGTATTTCCAATTTGACCAGTAATATTGATTATCGCTTTTTTCATCAACAACAAAATTAAATAGTAATATTTTTGTGTAGGTGACAGTATTTTGACATATAAAGTTTTGTATATTTGTAAGGTAAATTAGCAAGTAATAATTAAAACAAAAAAATATGATACCCGTAAACTCAAAATCGTTATTCGCTCACCTTTGTTTTCAGATGGAAAAATTAGATTCCGGTGAAATTGATGCTTCGCAAGCATCTGCACAAGCTAAATTGGTGGCACAATGCAACAACCTGTTACTATACGAACTCAAACGAGCGTTTATGGTAAATGCTTTTGAAAGTAATAACGCGAAAAATATCATTAGAGAAATTGAATCTAAATCATTTGATTCATTGATATGAAAATAATAGTTATTCCGTGCGAAGAGTCTGATCCCAATTATGATAAATTCAATAATAATTTTCTAAGTTTATTATTTCAAATTGATTATGATTTTTATATCATTTATTATGCTGAATATCTTCATGGGTATTCACATCTTGATTTAAAGGAATCATTTTTAAGTAGAGTTTTGCAATTAAAAAAAAATGATAGTAGTAAATTAATAAATCGAGGGTATCGTTTTTCTGATATAAAACAAGATATAGAAACTGGTATTATTTTTAAAAATAAAATAAAAGAAGTCTGTTATAAATATCAGGATAATTCAGGAAAGTTTTATTGTTTTACAAATTCAAATAATTATTTGAATTTTATTGAATTGCAAAATAATTATTGCGCAAATTATACTTTAGCAAAAAATAAAATAAACGAACAAAGTATATTGCATCAGGAACATAAATATAGGTTACTAAAACAATTAGATGATTTATATTATTCTAACAGTTCCGTAGTAATAACGGAAAGAGAGCAAATAAAATTAACAGATTTATTGTCAAAACGTATTATTAAACGTTTAAAATAGAATATGGAAATAGATATAATTGCGTGTGGAGAGTCTGCCTTAAACTTTAAGCACACAGGAAACATGACAGTAGGAGTAAATGACTGTTACAAAATATTCCCTGTAAAACATTTGGTTGTAATTGATTTGCCAAGTGCTTTTTTAAAGGCTCGTTTGAAAATAATTAAAGACAGCGTACCGTTGCAATTCTATTCACATCTTACGGTTTGGGATTCGCTTGTAAAGAATTTCAATCAGATAACTTTTGCACATGGCTGCGGAAATTTCAATGAGTTTTATTCAAAGGCTTATACATTCAGCAATAACAGCGCATTTGTAGCCTGTGTATTGGCACATAAGCTGGGGGCTAATCAAATCAATTTATACGGTGCAGACTTCAATACACATCCAAACTTTTTGCGTGAAACATCATTTAAAAAAACATTGAAGGATTTTGATAACCTGAATAAAATTTTAGCAGAAAACAACTGCAAACTAAGAGTAACAAAGGAAAGTAAACTATCTAATTTTATTGATACGATATGACATTCTCAATACCACCATTAGAAGGAGTAGAAATAAACGAAATATTATTTCATGCAAAAAAAAACTTTATCATTAATAAAGGTCAGCTTCCAGAAATAATTATTATGCACCCATTAGATTCAGGTGTTTACATAGATTATCATTATAAAAAAACTCAAATGTGTGCTATGGAAAATTTATTAACATTTCAAAATTTAAAAATAATCGAAAGTTCTTCTATTGAAAAGGGAACGATACAAATATTTTAAACATGGAAAATATTGAAACGTATATTATAAATCAATTTAATAATTTTCAACATCTTTCAAACCGCTATGGAATTTTATAATATTGAAAAATTTGCTTCTAATAAAGCAACTGGATTTAAGCGAAGTTTTAGACTATTTTCTAAAGAATTTAATGTTCAAATAATATCGCTTAATATTCCTGAATGGGCTATTAGATGGGAGTTAGAAAAAGAGCAGTTAATAAATCGAATTATTAATTTAGATGCTAAACTGGTTCGAGACATCAATTAATCCACGCCCTCCGAAGTATTGCAACTTACTTTCAATAGTTGCTGAATTATATTCGTCCAAATAAATCTTTGCTTTATCACCCCAGCGACTTGATGCCGCGGCATTGTTAAATTTATTCTCAATATCATTTCGAATCATTGAGAAGTGGTGCATCATTATTTCACTTTCAGAAAATAGGTAGGTTTTTTGATACGTGTTTATCCGCAATGAAGGATCAACTTTGTAAGGCAAACCCCATCCCCCTTTTTGATATTGTGTCGCCTGTGATAACTTGCAGATGAAAGGCATATAGTAATCCTCAATTGGCGTTATCTGCCACGTTGGGTACTTATAGTAAGTAAACATTGAAGTTAGCGTTAAATCAAATCTTTTCGCTATTGCCTTAGCTGTTTTAAATTCCGATTCTTTATAAAAATGATCCACGGCACTTGCAACAAAATGAGTGCATCCATATTCCTTTAATTTCTTTAAAGCTAAATTGTGTTTATTTAATTCATTGGTTTTCGTGTCAATAGTTAAGTTCGGGACAAATTCCTGTAAATGGATTTTGAAGGTCGGAGCGTAAATTTTCAGTTCAGCAATAATTTTATTATAAACACCTTTGTCAATGCATCCCCTGTTAGATGTGCTTTGCCAAACGATTAAAACCTCATCGACCTCATTGTAAATTTGCTCTAATGATTTTTTAAGCAATTCTATTCCGTTGAACACGGTGTAAAATATTCCCAGCTTCATTCCTTTGATTTTATTTGTTTAGCCGGATTCCCAACGATTACGGCATTATCTTTTACATCTGATACAACTACGCCCCCCATCCCTATAATAACATTAAACCCTATTGTTTTACGGTTTCTTACTAATACACCTATCTTTAATTTCGATCCACTTTTTACGGTCGCATATCCCGCCAAAATAGTGCCGGCACAAATTTCGCAATCATTCCCAATAACTACATTATGTCCTAAATGACAGTGAACCATTATGATATTATTATTCCCAATTTTAGTATTCCGATCTTTAAAAGACCTGTGAATAGTAACAAATTCAGATATAGTATTATTATCCCCTATCTCGACACATCCCTCAAAATTATCATGATCGACGCCACGAATCTCTCCGTTGCTCCCGATTACTGTGTACGCACCTATTCTATTGCCTTTTCCCATTATTACGTTATCATGAATAATTGCGGTCTTATGAATTATATTACCATCAATATTCAAAAAATCGGAATTATTATTTTTGCTGAAAATACAAGGGAATTTATTTTTTATTACCGTAGAATCAATGATAGATGTATTTTCCCATAACTTGAATTTTGTTATATTTATTTCTGACTTAACGTCAATAGCATGGACACCATTCTCTTTTAATGAAATTAATCTCCGTGTATATTGCACATTTCTTAAAATCATTTCCATTGAATTATCCAGCCCTTTGTCCAGTCCTTCCTTCCAAAGTTTCCAATTAATTTTATTTAAAAGTTTTTTGCTTAGTAATCGCCCAGCACCACATGGCTTTCCTTTACGTTCATCAATGTAACCGCCCCAATATGCTGCACGTTTGGAAACAGTATCATAAAAATATAAATCCTTTAATCCGAAAAAATCAATTTTATCCGTTATAGCTTTTTCGTAGTGCTTCCACAAATCCAACGATAGCATGTTATCCGAACCCATCAATAAAACATAATCACATTGCTGCTGCTCTGCCCTTTTTAATGCTGCCGAAAACTTATTTGATACAGGATTGTTTTTTATTTCAATGTAGGCAAAACCATATTTTGTTACAAGTTTTTCAGATTCGTGTAATTCGCTCCCTGCAACAATTACAAGCAATTCATGTTTTGTATTTTTCTTTATTTCTAAAATACATTTTGCAAACATTTCAAAAATCTCCGGTCGTTTCCATACCGCTGTAATTACTCCTATTTTCATTTTCCTAAAGTATAAAAATCAAAACTTTTTTTATCTACTATTGAACGTAAAAAACTGTAATTGTTATCATAATATTGGTAAGGGAAAGTGTTTTTGTGTCCGCTGCCACCGCACAACCCCTCTCCATGTTTTATGCCTAAACAAATGTTTTCAATTGTGAAAAATGTTTTTCCTTTTAATTGTTTCCACAAATAAATATCCGTAAATGGTTCATTATCATTGCACCATTCTATTGGAAGATCAGCCTTTATAATCGTACTAAAAGCACTTGACCTATTGTTATGATTCATAGATGTGAATTTTTTTAATCCGATATGATAATATACCGTTCTTCTCAATCCAAATATTTCCGGCTTTCCATTAGCTTCCCATTCTTTTACCATTATTTCTATGTAATCGCTCCGATACCAGTCATCCACTTCTAACAAACAAATAACATCTATTCCTTTGTTTCTCAAAAAATCATAGCCCCTCCTATATCTTTGTGTTATGTCTTTCTCTTTAGTTTCTGCTTTATAATCGACAAAATGAATTAAGTCAGGTTTTAAAGTTTGGCTATCTAAAAAAAATCTTAAATGACTTAAAAATTTTGGACGGTCATTTCTATGCGGTATCAAAACAGCTATTTTTAAATCCATAAAAAACCTCCCGCACTTTTTCTTTTCCCTTTAAAGTTTAACGCTATATGATGTCTACTAATCCCTGTTTCTATCGCTGCTTTAGCGATAGATGAAAAGTCATTAATAATAAATCCATCTAATGATATTTGACAAACTTCTTTTTTATTCTTAACTTTTAAATAATTAGATGCTGGTCTCTTTAAAACTTTATATGAATGAATTATATTTTCGCTACGAGTACACCATTCTAAATTTTCAATTCTATTATCAGACCTTTTTCCATTAATATGATTTACTTGCTCTTTATTGTTTTCATTATTTAAAAACGCATTAGCTATTAGCCTATGAACGCTAAATGTTTTCCTTGTTTTATTTTTATATAAAACAATAATTGAATATCCACAACGAACTGATGGCTTTAATATTTTTTCTTTTGAAAGGAACGCTGAACCATGATGCAATACATGACCTTTTGGTAATCCCTTTATATTTCCAAAATTACTAACTTCATAAAGGTCTTCATAATTTTTTAATGGTTTCCAAATTTCATTTTGCATAATAAAAAATGCCTGTAAAATACAAAGGCTTATCCCTCTGTTGCGGTTGCAACTGTTGGCATTGTAGATTACAGGACTTTTTAATATTTTTCATAAGGAATAAGCATTGCAAAGGTAGTTAAAATACTCCAATTTTCATAATGACATAATTTTAACAGCTCTCCAAACGGTGCGAATATCTACTTTAAAAACCTCCGCCGTGTTAAATGCTGATTGCGTTTTATAATGTTTTAAATTACGATTGTTAAAAAGTTCAACTTGAAAATAATTATAAATATCAAATTGACATTTTACTTTTACCGGGATAACTCCTGCACGTAATAATAGTTTTAACTTTCCTTTTTTATCCAGTTCGCTTAATTCGTCTGCTATCATATATCGCCTCGTGATGTGACCTTTACATTTGTTTCAACCGCATTCATAATTGATTCTACCAATACTACTGGAGCTTTCATTGTGCGGTTTAAACGCCTCTGTGTATTAATCGCACGTACTTGGCTATCAATATCACTGCTTAGTCTGGTAGCCATTGCGCCACCGTCTGAAACTCTACCACTATTAGCAAATCCCGGTACTCCTATTGCTCTGAAAGTTGCATCACCTCCTAATGCCTGTTGATGTCCTTCGTTTAAAATTACTTCTCCTGTGCGAACTGTTGCAAGTAGGTTATCACCATTTGACCTGTTAATACTTTGACCGTCATTAATACCAATACGTTTTCCTGTTAATCCACTTTTTGCGAACGCTGGCGGTTTCTGTGATTCTATAACCGCTAATTGAGTAGCCCCCACTAATGCTGCAATAATTGCTAAAGCATTTGCGCTGTATGGATCTCCTGTATATGCTGTAATAATTGCCTCCGCTGTTTTTATTCCTACATTTATTTCCGCTGCTCTTTTATTTGCTTCCCACGTTTTTAATTTTATATCTTTCTCTTTTGTTGCTGCATCTAATTTTATCCGATTAGATTTTGTTTCAAATTCTGCCTGTGATATTATTCCGGCATCTGCCTGGGCTTGCAAAGCATTTATCTTTGCATTCATTTCAGTTTCTATGCCTGTAATTTCTTGCTCTCTTTGATTATTTTTAATTGTGAAAACTGCTGTAATACCCTCTTTCATTGCAGATACTCCGGCATCTTCAATTTTCTTTATCTCGGCTGCACGTTTCTTTGTGAGTTCAATTGAAGCGTCCGCTGCATCCTGTTCAACTTTTGCTTTGTCCGCTTCTAATTTTTCCTTATCCGCTATTTCTTTGAGCCACTCCTTACCACTTTCTTGTACTCTTTTTTTCTCTGTATCTTCGCCACTTACAATATACTTGTCTTTTATATCTTGAATAGCTTTTTCATGCAAAACCTGTTGGGCTTCAATGGCTGCGTGCTTAGTGTCATTGTTTGCCTTTGATTCAGTAATTGATTGAAGTTCTCTTAAATGGCTTAACGCTTCACTTGCCATATCTTTATCCTGCCCATCTGCAAGAGATTCTATTTTTGCATCTTGAATTTTTGAAAGTAATTGTTTGTTGGCAGATAGCCGTTCTTCATCCCTTTTCAAATCCTCCGCTAAATTTTTATCCTCAATTCCTTTGATAATATCTTTAGATTTTTTTATTGAATCTTCGCTTTTCTTTATCGCTTTTTCGGACGCTTCTGTTCTCTTTTTTATAATTTCAATTTCCTTTACAGCAACATCGGCAATATTAATTAATTGCGCTTGCTTTAATTCCTTGTATTGCTTTAATTGTTCTTCGTTCAAACCGTTGTTATACTTTGACAATATGTCAAGTACCTGTATTTGTTTGTCAATTCCTTGACGTTGCATTTCTAACTTCATTTTTTCTGCAATATCGGTATCGCGCCCAAGTGCTGACAATAATTTTATTTGAACATCATATAAGGTCTCATAACCTTTTACAACTGATTCTATATTGTCAATTTGTTTTTTTGCTGTTTCACTTGACATCTTAGAAAGTGCATATAACCCACCAACGATAGCACCAATAGCAACCGTAACCATTCCGAACGGTGTCGCTAAAAAAGCTGCTGCCATCTCGTAAAGTGCAACTACTGCGCTTTTTGTTCCGGCTATCATGCTTTTGAATGTCATCCCC